TTCCGTGTCCAAGATCATGCCGATGCCAGCCAACAAAAGCCGGAGCCTCCGTTGTAAATGCTGAGACACGCCGGTAGGTTGCCCCAATTAGAGAGCCAGGGATTTGCGGCGGCGGCGGCGGAGGCGGTGGTGGCGGCGTTGTTAGGCTGGCCCATACTTCAAAGCCTGTCTGCTCTACAACGAAAAATGCCGGATCGGCAGCCCACACATCGAGGCCAGTCTCGACAACAACCGCAGTCGATGGATCATCGGCCCATGTTTCAATTCCAGTTTGTACGACAACAGATGTCATTTTATGGACTCGAAACTACCTCTGGTCCGAGTAGCGCAGCGTTGACAGCGGCCGGTAGCCATGCCGCGCTAGTCGCAGGATCAACAGCCATTGGTTTCAAGCACCATTGATTTGTGGATGCTAGAGCCAATGTCGGAGATGAAACAACGGTTGAAACGGATTTCACATCAAGCTGCACCGTGAAAGGAGTGGTGTCGGATTTGTGTGAGAACATTTTTCCTACGACGCAAACAATGCTATTAGGCGTATAGGGCAATGGTGTTACAGTGTACAAATCTTTATGCCCGACCGTCGCGTCTGCCACATTGGGGGTTGCAGCCGGAACTAACTTAGCGACGGCACTCCAATTTGTTCCAGTAGATGGAGTGAATTGCAGCGGCGTAGAATTACCGTTCGGCATCACTTGAAATGCCCGAACATCGCCCTGGAAATCAGCAGGAGCCGTGGCATCGTCTCCAGTGAAACAGTAAAAATCGTCCAACACCGTTGGCACAACTTGAAGGGCATTTCGATTAACTATATCGAATTGGTTGATGTAATTATTCGCCGTTCCGTTTCTCGTGTTAAGTCCTGTGGCGCTAAAACTGTCTGATGTCGCGCCATCCTTTCTAATATGAATTGATCCCGTCGTATTGTTGATGGTGACTTTGATCTGAAAATGGTTCCATTGAAAGCCGGAAAATGCATTAGTGTAGGTGGCAAGAACGCTGCCGCCGCCATTTATTGCCGACATAAGTTTTATAGAACCATCATTGAAGAACGTGATCGAGCATTGCGCTGTGCTGACATCCAACAGATTTATGTAATACTGGATGGTTCCTTGTCCTGGCGGAACAATGGAACTATTATAATAATTTCCGAAATTGAAAAACATCACGGTACGATTGCCGCTCAATACTCTGTATAAATACCCGCCGTTGCCTATCGACACAGCCCTGCCAACATCAAAGCGGGTGATTACAGCACTCGTTGTGGCATTGGCCCCCGTAAACCAATTATTCGGCGCTATTCCGTCAGCAAGAGTTGACCAAAAATCGAAGCCATCGCCAAAGTCCCACGACATTTTTAGTCTCCTATTGCGGTAAGTCGCCAATCCTGGCCCAGAGTATGGGTGCAAGTTCTTCCTGATAGCCGATCTCGGCCACACCATCCGTCGTCAGATGCTTTGCCGCCTCATTAAGATGCGGCGCTACATAGCGGCCGGTGAACACGTCAGCCAAAAATTCCATGATGCGGCGGCGGAATTTCTGGATGAACACGAGACTGATGCCGGTGCGTTTCGGCTCGATGTTAGCGCAGCCGTATTTTGTGACGCGCTTGGCCTGTATGCTGGTCGGCGTGATCGGATCGGATAGCGTGCTAGCCTGGATCAGCCATTCACCGCCCATCGTACCGAACATGATGCCGTTGTGGTCAGGTTCCAACCAGAATATCTCGTTGAGATCGCGTCCTTGCAGCGTGTAGCTGATACCGTTGGCGTCAGTGACCGTCCCATCCTCCAATGTCGGAGCCATGAACAGGGCACCGTTATGATCGAAACCCTGGCTCTTCGACGTATCGAACCTGTTTGGAATTGCACCAGCAAACCAGAACCTTCCCTCGTAGAACGAACCGCACGACGGATATGCCGTAGTGTCGGAATAAACCCCCAGACGCCATAACGTCGCAGGTTCCGGCACTGTTAGCGGCACATCTTTTGTCGGGGAATAAATTGGAAGCGGAGAGCCTTCGATCAGAATAACGGCTGAGACAGCACTCAGAACTTGCGTAATGACGCCGCCCGTCCATTTGTCATAATTGCCTGGTACTTGCAGATTCCAGACTGGACCTGGAACGATGCTGCCACCCGGACCCGAACCAGTGACGAGCAGGCTTTGACCTATGAGATTTACCGACTGACCGGGAACGTCGTTTACGCTTAGGTTGTTGGTGTTGGGATCGCCGCTCACATACACGGCATCCTGATAAGTAACGACATCTCCCGTGTGATAGACAACCATCGGGTCCCAAGCCGGAGGTTGCGACCAAACACGAACATGTCTACCAACATCGGTTGATTGGAATCCTGGTGATTGCCCATAAGTCAGATACGGACCTGTTACTTCCGTTCCGGCTGGCACGACCTCCCAATATGTCGTTTGAGTTGCAGGGTTTTGATTAATGTTTCCCTGTTGCAATGATCGATAGTTGGAGCCGGAATAAGAAACATAATCGTCGATGTTGTACGGCTTCGTTGAGTCCCAAGTAATGAATGAAGCGGCTATTGTGACACTACCGGCTATGCCCGCTCCGGCACCGGACGCCGATACGAGATACCAGCCTGCGCTTGGGGGCGACACACCGACTGGTGAAGTGACACCAGGAAATCCATTTGATGGCGCGTATAGATAATAAAGATTGCCAAGTTCTACAACGGCGCCACCGTGATACGATATGCTGGCATCCCATGCCGCGGGCCCAGTGAGCGTTCCACCAGAAAAGGTCAACTGACTATTGTTTACTGGGTCGAGATACGGGCCGTCTATGAACTGCACTTTCTGGAATGTAGCAAAAGCAGTACCGGCAATCGTGCCGGGGCCGATCGTAAGCACATACGGCAGATAAGCGCGGTTAAGAACCAGACCAAAATCCTGATTTTGAACAATGCGGCAGGTTGCCCACGACCCGGATGTGTAGGGGGAAGCTACGCGCAGCACGCGCGAGGCCGTAATTACCGTTCCGGCTGCAATGGATAAAGTCGAACCGTCGATGGTAGCGCCGGTCAATCCATCCGTAAGTGTGAATGTCGATGTCGAAACAAATGTGACTGCGAAAGACCTCTGCCGCAGTGGCAGAGAGCCGCTAGGATGTGCCGCGTCGAAACTGAAATAGATTTCATCGCCGGTAGCCCAAGTGACAGGGCTTGTAAGCGTGAGCAATGCTGGATTATCTGTGCTGATGGACGTGACGGCTTGCGGACCATCAACCGTATAAACCAATTTATGCCCGCTATAGAAGCGTAACCATCCGTCCGTGAACTCGACATCATAGGGCTGGTCAGTCGCAAACTCGATTGAATAAATCTTGGCTGGCTTGTTCTGATAGGTCGGGGCCTTCAGCCGAGAGCCGGGACGGCGCAGCCATGTGCCCTCCTCGATCGGCAGACCATTGCGCGATAAGTTAAGAGCCTGGACATATTTGGGGTGGTCCGTTCGGCCTTGGAAATAAGGCGACCACTCGCCGCCGAGGAAAGATTTTTGTGTATATGAAATCTCCGCCACGGATCAGTACCTCACCGCTAGATAATCATCGCGGGGCGCCTCCTCCGCTTCATTCTCGATGCCGTTGACGGTGCGGGCCTCCGTCATGAACTTGGCATATTCGCCGCTGATGTTTTTCAGCTTCTCGGTCGATTGCGTAATGATCTCGCAGACCTCCAATGCGATGCGGGCCGCAAAGCCTTCGCAGAACATGGCGTCCATTGCCCTGATGTTTGTCACGTCGGCGGTAAAGCGAAGCACGATTGGGTCGCTCTGCCGCGATACGATATAGCCGCCCTCGAATATCCAATCGTTGTAGAGCAGGCTGGACGGCGCCCCCAGGAACGATGTCGATCCTGCCTTGGGGTCTTGGTTGCATTTGCGCAAATATCCGTATGGCAACGGAAACACGTTCTTTGTCTGTGACTGCGAGAACGGCCCGGCCTGCAACGGATAGAAAATGTTGAGCGCCACGAGGTTTGTGCCGACCAACACCCATTGATAGGAGCCGGTAGATGCCGTCACGGTCCACTGCGTTGCAAAGCTGGGCGGGATCAGGTTGATATTGCCATCGACGTTGCTGATGTAATTGGTCGAGGCATAAGTGACGATCGTGCCCTTGTCATAAGTGACGGTTGCATCCCAGGTGTTTGTCACGCTGGGATCGGCGGCATTGCCGCTCATCAGCGACATATAGACCTTGAATGTGCCGTTGCTCTGCGTCTCATAGACCAGATCGCCGGCATAATAGTTGGTCTTGACGGTATATGGCGTGGCCACCAGCGAGCCGAAGTAATTTTCCCATTGGTTGTTGTTGGTGGGGATATTGCCGACATTGCCTGACGCCACCGACAGCCAGTACCGGCTGCCAAAACCGTCGTCATAGGATACCACCTGCCCCATGGCGTAGGTGGTGCCTACCGCCCAGGCCGGCGGTGTCCAAAGCATCGAGTTGGTGTCAACCGGCCGCAGAACCGCGCGGCGGACGGCAAAAGTCCAGTTGTTGCGCCGCAGTTCGGCCTGCCGCAGTTTGGTGTAGCAAGCCTGCACTTCCTTGGCGTTTTTGCTGCTTTCCGTGATGGATGCTATGCGGTTGCCGCCGCAATGCTGTAAGGCACGATTGGCGATATCTTCGACCGAGGTAAATCCTGGGGTCTGAAATAGCATCGGCGGCTCCCTTGATGCCGCAATTTGACCTATTTACGCCCTACCGCAAGGCACTACAGTGCAGCATTAGTCAACCCGAGCGGCGTCAGCCCCCATCCGAGCAGGGTCATATAGCGCCAATCTGCGGGCGACATGGGATTGGGAATGGCTCCTACTGTGCCGTAGGATGTGAACGGCGTTACCCCGCCGTAGTGTGTACCGCCTGCATAATCGCCAGTGTCGCCCGTACCAGCATTACCAAAGTCGGCCAGATTGGTCGTGCCACCATCGTCCGATAAATACCGGCCAGTTCCAATCTGTTTTCTTACGCCAGCGGAGCTATAGGCCCAAAAATCACCCGGCAGATATGTGACCCCATTGTTGCACGAACGTCCCATTGTTTCGGTAATCTCGTGCATCAAACCACCCCACAATGAATATAGTGCACCATCGCAGGACTTCCCATCTACTGTCAGATCGTATGTTCCTGTGTGAATACCTACATAAGCGTGTTCGTCTATTCCTGTGTAGGAATATCCGATGGCTTGCTCCAAACAATGCGGAATGGCTAAGATGCTGGCCCCAGGAAAGAAACTACTAGCCGGGAAATTCGTATCATTATAAGCAACCGCTTGCGCGGAGTTTTTATTCAATGCTTGATAGGCTGATCTTATTCCAGAGTAACTTCCATCTAATCCATAAACATTAGTAGGGGTGACATTCGTGCCCTGCGTTCCGTCTCCAACTGGACCGCCGTTTACCGTGCCATAGCCGAAAGTGATGTTGAGCGTGACATTAGTCTTGCAGCAAAGATTGTTTTGCAGAGTAGCAATGACATTCGCCAAACAAGCCGTCCATGCCGTAGGGTCGGCACTTGTCGCCCAACTAGCCTCGTAAGTCGGCACAATGGTTAGTTTGCCGGGGACAACAGTTGACGCCAATGGTAGCCCGGCGGTCATGGCTTTTGCCAAACGCCACAAGAGAGAATGTCTTGTGTTCCCTGTGAAGAAAATAACAAGACAAAATGCTGACTGTCCATGACAGCGATTGGATCAGTTATAACATAAGTAAAAGGAGCGCCCTGTAGAACATTGTTAACGTAGAAAGCATACGAACCTGTACTCGTTCCGCTTTGAGCAATCGTAGTCCAGATCAATTCGACAGTGGCGTAAGCACTACCATCATAAGCATATACTCTGGATGTGTTTACCGTTTCTCCTGCTGGATTGCTCGATGTGTCCCAAATTATAGTATGTGATTGAGTATTTGTACCGTTAGATTGTCCTTCCGCAATATCAAACTCGATAAATGACGTTGCCGAGCCTGTGAAAAACTCGATTGGAAATATAAAGAATCCAGTTCCAAAAGCATCCACCGTTCCCCATTTCAAAGTTGCCCTAAATGCGCCTCCTGGACCAAAGACACTCCCGGCATAACCTGAACCAGAAGTATATGTTGCAGAAGCTATGTTGATATTTGATGTGGTTGCACCAGCCGTTGAATGTAACGCTCCGCTGACTATGCTTAGATTCCCGGATGATTGCGGAGCAAAGGTAAGCCAAGGATCACGTTGCGGACTGGACACGCCACCAAGATTTGGCCAAGCAAAATCCGTGTACCAATCAAAGCCTGCTGCCTTAGTGTGGCCCGTGTCTATATTAGCGAGACTTGTGAACACCGACATCCTGACAGGCTTTGTCATACCTGCGGCTAGAGCTTGAGGCGATAGAGGGAAGGATGGGGAAAGCTGAGTAATTCCTACTGACATTGTTCAATACGATATTCCGGCGATGGTATGAAGATAAGCGTATAGGCGATCATAAAACGCAGTTGTCAGCGTTGTATTTCCAGCAGAATAAATATCACCACCAATTGATGCCGCCATAATTTGATTGCCTTCTCCGCCCTGTGCTGATGAGACGCCTGAAATGATCGTATTCTGTGAAAGTATGTAAACATTCCCGCTTGTAACTGCTTCGGAAGTTACGGAAGTCACCGACATATCCGTAATACTTCCTGGTGTTGATCCTGAACCGCCCTGCCCAACAAAACCCTTTTGAACCGAAGATGAGTGACGGACGGCTGCGTAGAAACCGCGTCTATCTGTTAATGCAGCAACTCCAGCAGAGTTTCCGGTGTGAACATCATTAATTCTGAAATATGATTTATTATCGGTATAGTTCGGTATGATACCACTATCACCGGCTGCCGTCCCCGCTTGCCCAATACTGGAATAAGCCTGAACATCAGTAACCGTTCTATTGCTATTGTTCCAGACCATCATGTGAGCGGCGTTGGTAGTAAATTTCAATCCACCAGTTGTGAGGTCTAAACCCGTATCAAGCCATGGCCCCGTCCCGACAACAGATGAATTTGAATCTATGCCAGTCCATCCGGCGTCTGCCGTGAAGGTTGCAGAACCCAAAATCCCGGCATGATGAACACAAGGATAGGAAGCAGAGCAAAGATTTAGATTTGCAGTCGTTGAGTCAGCCGTAGCAAAAACATATAAGGCGTCGAGATATGTTGATGTGCCATCCGAATTGAAAATTCCGTCACTCGTCAAACCATTGAGCAGTGTCTGATAAGCAGTCGTATGCGTTCCATCCAAACCGGAAGTGCGGGCTATAAAGTTGGTGTAGGCCGCGCTATCACCGCCACCACCACCGCCTGTAACGACATGTGCAGCGTTCTGGTCAAAACGAGCGTTAGTCCAAGGCAGCGTCACGAGAAGCGACCCACGGCGAGAACTGATACGTTAGCTCCGGTCGTAACCTTCCAAGCCCCGGAACGGCTTACTGCACCGACATAAATCACAAATGGCGTAAGCGTGAGCAGCGCAGTCGTGCCGCCGCCAGGATAGGCAATGAGCGATGTGGCATTGTCCTTGATGGTAACAACACCTGGCGCAGTTGTAGCCGGAATAACTACCATGTGATCGAGATAATCGCCGGTAGCGCCAGTCGATGATTGGATCACCGAGTCGGTTTGCGATGCCGCAACGGCAACGTAATAGCCGGTGTTGTATGTCCAGTCGCTTGCCGGAACCACCGGGGCACTATTGGCCTTGGTCGCCTGACCGTTGGCATTAACGCCGGACTTGACGTTGATGTCGAGGGCGTTGGCGGTATTGGTCAGAGTCGATAGCGCAGTTCCTAGAGCCTGTGCCTGGAAACTGATTTCCTTGGCAACCTGCATCAAGGTAATGGCGGTCGTGTCGGTCGCGGTCGATTTGGCGTCGGCCTTGGCGCCGAGCGTGACCATGGCTCCATCGGCAACCGAGCCGGAAGCTAGGGCACCGGATGCAATAGCGCCGGATGCCACACCACCAGAGGCGATGGAGATTGCTGGTCCGGTCGTACCGTCCGATTTGATCGGGAATGAAACCGGAATGGCTCCGACATCCGGCGATCCGGTGTCAGGCACCCAACAGGCGAGCGAGAATGTCACGCCCGTTGCGGTCGTGATATTGTGATAGACGATACCGGCTGCCATGTTTCAGGCTCCTTTAGGCTGCGAATAGAAGTTGATAGAACGCTCCGGCCCTGCCGGCGACAACAGTCGTGACCGCGATAGACACCGCCAAGTTAGCCGGTGCCGGCGTCACACCACTGACCGAGATCGTAACCGGAATGGTCGGATGCGTGGCATTCACCAGATCGGTGTTATCCAGCACCGTAACAACGCCGGTCGATGAGTTGATCTGGAACGTGCCGGTAGCGTCGGTGATCGACCAACTGGCGGTGCCGGAGAATGAGCCGACAATCGATGCCGTTCCGAGCGTCGTATTGTTAGCCGAAGCTTCCGCAATGGAAGTTGCCGACAACGCGAGGGTCGGTTGCAGATTGCCGAACAGCAGGATCAATCGCTGCGGCTGCATTACGGTGTCTCCGCAATGCCCACCAAATCAGCATAGACTGCGGTCGTTGTGGCGATGACCAGTTCGTAAGTGCCTGACGGCAAATAGGCCGACTGATAACCATTGGCCGAGAATGCCGTCAGGCAAGTAACGTAGGTGGTGCCATCAGCGGCAAGCCGCTTGAGCGTCACGGTGCCAAAGCCGGTTCCCATCACGGTCAAGCCGTACAGGCCGCCCGGCAAGATGAATGCGGCAGGCGTTGCCGACAGGTTTGACCATGTGATGAGCGTGAGCCGATTTCGCATATCAGCCCTTCACGTCGAAGCCGGCCGCAACCAATTGCTGGGAATTCTCGAAGAACCGCTCGAAGGCTTCCATGGCCTTGTTGACTTCCGTCTTGGTCGGCGTCACGCCGTCAAGAATGCGAACCTCGAACAAGGCCGTCGAAGTCGATGATGTCCCGGTCAGGAAATCGGAGTACTTGCTACCCTCAACCCCGCGATGCAGCGCAACGAAATGATCCGACATTCTTGTTCTCCGTTAGAGCGTAGGTGTGCCGGAACCAGCCAAGGTCAACAACGCCGATCGAAGCGCGGCCCGCAACTGGTTCATGTTGGTGATTATAGCCGCATCATAATCCACGACAAGGTTTGCGCTGCTGGTTTCAGCCACGGCGGCATCGGAAAGAACCTGCGCCGCCAGGGCATCAGTATCGACTGTCGTCATGGCGGTAGAGAGCAGACCCCATGCCGTATTGAGCGTAGTGACGTGGCCCTGCGTCGGTGAACCAGCATCGGTCACGAGTTGTGCTACGGCTGCCGCCACGTTGGTCTTGAGTGTACCCTGCATAAGGGCGCTGTCGGTAACAGTCAGATCGACTGCTGTATCCAGCGCGGAGATATTGCCGGCAGCAGTCGAAATAGCGGCGCCGCTCGAATTATAAACACTCTCTCCGATTTGCTGTCCGAGCGTGATCCCTACTGCGTTGCGTGCCATTTGCGGTCACTCGCAATAAAGGACGGTCACGCCCATGCGCGCACCCGTGGTAACAGTAGCTCCATCACAGGTGGCCACGATGTCGAAGAACCCCTTGGGATCGGCCGTCAATCCGCAAGCCTGCCATAGCGGCTGGTTGCGCTTGTCCAACGTGTTCAAAGCCGTGCCGTAGTAGGTACGGTCAACCGGAGCAACCGCACTCGTGCAGTCGATATCGCCGGAGAAGAAGTTGACCTGACTCGTGCTGCCAGAACTGGTCACGACCAGGCCGGCATTGGGTGACGCCGTGCCGTCACTGGTACTGGACGAGTAGTACACGCCAAGCTGGAACTCGCCCTGCGTCATGGCTTCCGCCTCGAAGATTACACGCTTGACCTTGGCGGTCGTCGGCACGCGCACGAGTTGATAGGTCGATGCCAGGGCGTCCAGCGATACCGTGGTGACGAAACCGTTGACCTCTTGCAGCCAGCCGGCCGCGCCCTCGCCAATCGTGGCCTGGGTCGGCGGCACGGTTTCCATAGCCGTGATGATGGCCGATTTCAGATGCGATGTCTGTGCCATGGTCTACCTCAATCGACGTAGAGGACGCAGACGCCCATCTTGCCGGTTCCGGTCGTGACGGTCGTAGTATGCACCGTCCCGACGATATCGAAGTAGCCGCCAGGATCGTTTGCAAGACCGCAGGCATCCCATAGCCGTTTGTTGCGCTTGTCGAGCGTGTTGAGCGCCGTGCCGAAGTAGGTGTAGTCGGCCTGCCCAACCGCAGATGCACAATCGATGTCGCCGGAGAAGTAGTTGACTTGGCTGGTCGAACCGGAACTGGTCACGACCTTGGGCGCGCCGGTCGATAGCTGATTGGCGGCCACTGTGCCGTCAGTCAAGCTGGTCGAGTAATAGACGCCCAACTGCACCTTACCGGCACCCTGGGCCTCGCTCTCGAACAACACCTGCTTGACGCGCGCGTGCGTAGGAACGCGGCAGAACTGGTAGGTGGTCAACACGTCATCGAGCGTGACGGGCGTGACATAGCCGCCGATCGCGCGCACGCGACCGCCAGCGCCCTCACCGGCCGTCGCGAAAACGGCCGGGGTTGCGTCGAGATTGGTAACTGCCGTGGATTTCAGATGAGAGGTTTGTGCCATGGTTGGCTCCTACGGCGTTACGTCAGCGACTGTCGAGGTGTCCGCGCAATCGACTTCGATCACGCGCCCTGGTTCGAGCCGGGTCGCGCCCGAACTCATTTGCGTGTAAATCTGCCAAGGCAGACTGCTCAAATCCTTGCGTTGGGCGATGTCGTTGCGGACATCCTGCCAGACGCCGAGATACAGACCTGACTTCACGAACGCGATGTTGGCGCGCACGTTGGTATCGGCGGCAGCAAGACGTTCCGAATACACGATGTCGAAGCCCATGAAGCGCACGACCTTGCCTTCGACCAGCGTGGGACGATCGGCGCCGGCAAACTCCGTGCTCACCACCTGCACCTGATTGAGAAGGTCGCTCTCGCCCTGGCTGTTGGTGACGATCGTAAGCGGTTCGGTATCGACCTCGACCTGCGCCTTGCGCATGATGCGCTTGGCTTCGATCAGTTTGGCGACGGTCAGGCCGCTGTCGGCGGCAGAACCGAACTCGTCCAGCACAGTGTAGGAACTGGAGATCGATGCCCATGTCTCTGACGTGAGCGCGGCAGCTACGCCGGTTCCGGTAAGCGCGGTGCCAAAGGCTGCCGCGATGATGCGGTCGTCCCATTCACGGGCGACAGCGGCGGCGGCGACTTCGGAATAGCGCGATGTGGGGTCTTGCAGCAGCTTCAACTTGTCGAAGCTGTCGATGAGCTGACTGGCTTCCTTGTCCACCGGCAGAACCCACCGACGTGAGAAGTCCACGTCCTGGCGGTTGAGCGGCGAGAAGCGACCAGCCGGGGCCTGCATCTGGATGTTCTTGATGTATTCGACGGGCGAAGCCTGCTGGCCGATATGATGGCCTTCCATCACGCGACCGCGCAGTTTCGACTCGCGCTGTTGCAGCGCGATCATGAGGTTGGTCGAGAACTCCTCGACGTAAAGTTTGACGAGATTTTCGGACACGGCCGATCCCCTTGTGC